CTCCCCTTCCACTTCTTTCCAGACTATGGTCTCATTCCACTTCACCATGATCTCTTTTCTACAGTCACTCGTCTTGCCGAGTTCCAACTGCTCCCACGCGCTTAGAAGACGCCTCCCTTTCTCCCCGCCCATCGACGCAGCACACGCCTGAATGGTCCAAATCTCACCATGGTGCCCGAGAACCAGATCCGCCATCCGCTTCGCCGCCTTCATCCAAATCTGCTCCAGTTTGAGAGGGTCGGTTTCCCCCTTCACCGTGGTGTGCAGACGTTGAATTATTGCGGCTAGCAAATTCAGATCGGTCTTCGCGGGCTGGTGCAGCAAACCGTTGGTAACCAGGACTGGGGCAATCGATTGTTTCACGACTTCATCCTCCAGCAGCCCTGCGGCTTCTTCTGCTCCCATCTCCTTCCCGTCCACCTCAATCACCAGGTCGCCTCTACCAATCGAAAAATTCCAGGCACGCACCTGCTCAGCGGGTATAGTGTCGCTCTCGGTCAACGCACACCACCCACTCTCCTGCATAGCACTTTCCTCTCCTCTCTCTCGTTGGCTGACCCAGTCCTGAAATGTACGGCTGGTGACTCGGGAAGAGCGGTTGATAAACGTCGCCAGCAGTATCGCGCTCGTAACGACGAAGGTTCCAAACCACCACTCCTCTCCACGCACCTCACCCTCAAAGGGGCCTAAGATGCGTGCGTGGACTCCGAGATTCGATATCCACGTAAGGAAGACCCAGGCAACGATCATCGCAAAGAACACTCGCACCCACTTCATGTTCAGCCTTGGCACAGGCATAAACTTCGGTGAGCGCGCAGACACCAGGAGTTCTTCACTCTTCTGGTGGGCTTCGCGCAGATCGTACTACTCCTGGGATGCTGTCTCCCTGCCTGCGTATAGCGCACAATCCGCTGTATCACACAGGACTTTCTCGGCAATGGCGGGCCAACGCTGCACGAGTTGTTCATAGGTTTGGCTCTCCCCCAAGTGCTTCTCAGTCTGACCACGCGCTACGTCACACGTGTGGCCCAAAGGAATCTTGTACTTGAAAGTGGGGCTGAGGGCAGCAACGGTTGCATTGTGAACCAGCCATCCGCGTCGGTCTTGAGTACACCAGGCTGACCATGTGTGGGGAACGCACTGCCAGACGGAGGTCGCACGCTTGCGCCATGCAAACTCTCCTTCTTTCGCAGGTTGCAGCTCCACCGCCACTCGGACAGTTGACTGATTCTCGA